TAGTTTATAACGTCTATAAACGATACCCTGATAACACTAAACAAATGGTACTCGGTGGGGGAATCGAACCCCTCCTTACTGCCGTGAAAGGGCAGTGTCCTAACCGATAGACGAACCGAGCATATTGATGCAAAATTTTTAAAGAACAGTTGAATCGATTTCTCAATTCATGAATGAATTATATCACAACTGGTAGTTCTGTCAACCAGACTGTTGTTTTAATACAACACATTTGGAATAGGTGACAGGAATCGAACCTGCATAAAGCGGATTTGCAATCCGCCCCCTAACCTTTCGGGTCACACCTATACAATTGGCATCCCGCTACGGAATCGAACCGCAACTAAAAGTTTTGGAGACTTTTGTGCTACCACTACACCAGCGAGAAACAAATTGGCGGAAGCGGTGAGATTCGAACTCACGGTACCTTTCGATACGCTGGTTTTCAAGACCAGAGCCATAGACCACTCGACCACACTTCCAAACAAAAAACCTCAAGATTTTTTAGGTCTTGAGGTCTTGTGTTTAGAGTTTGATAGAACTTTTTAGTTACTTTTCCTTAACACAAAACCTGGTCGACCATGATTCATCACAATTGTGATAAATGGAGTTTGTCGGTAATGTGTTATTAAATTTTGTCATAGTGTTATTATATAGGAACTTTTGTTAATTGGCAAGCCCTTAGACCAGCCAACCGATGGGTTTATTATCAATAGGTTGTGCTGGGTTTTTAAATCCATCAAATACTTCCCAAAGAGTTTCCATAATTGCAAACTTCGTTACTAATCCAATCTCACGACCATGAGCATCTATTTCCCATGGATGAATCCAGTAATCAATTTCATCTGAGTTTATTTTTCTACCAAGCCAATGTGATAAGTCATCATTAGTTTCATTGTAGATATGTTGTTTGACATGCACCATTTCATGTGCAATCGTTTCTATGATAGTTCTAGCACCAATACCAGGATGAATCTCAATCAGAAATTCTCTTGGTTGATTTCTGGTATTATATTCTTCAACCAGACAGGAACCATAATCTTTTATTTTATCATCAAACTTTATCTTAACAAAACAATTATTTCTAATTTTTTTACTAACAATTAGTTCTTTGGCAAAAAAATGGACAGCCCGTTCTACATAAGGCTTGAAATCTTCGTCAGGACAATTATAAATTCTAAGTTTCATATTAACTCCTTGAGAGACCAGCCTTATTTAGAACATTATATCTTTTCCACTTTTACTCCTGCTTTGTTGAGGAACTCCACTCCATCATTGTTACGATAACTATTACGATAGTACACAGAAGAAATACCACTTTGAAAAACCAACTTGGCGCAATCAAGACAAGGAGCATGAGTAACGAACAATACAGAACCACTTCCAGATCCATCAAATTTCGCCAGTTTAGCGATAGCATTAGTTTCCGCATGTAACACCTCAGGTTTAGTCACGGTGACATAATCACCATCATTGTTTATCTTGATATCTTCACAATTATTATCCCATCCAGACGGTGTTCCGTTGTATCCAATAGAGATAATACGTTCATCTTTGACTATGATAGCACCAACATGGAGACGGGTTGCGGTAGAACATTCCGCAAAGACCTCTGCGGTCTTCATGTAGGCTTCAATATGCTTATGTTTCATAATATGAAATATTACTTAATATATTCCAATGAATCTTTACGCATCTTGTATAATTGTTGTGTCAGGTCTTGTCTAGGTTCAAATTTACAAACCGAAATGAAATCAACACCATCGATATCTTCTGTACCCCAATGTTTGAAGGTATAGAAAATCTCTTGCGATGATTTCACACGCACTTTTATAGGATTGGAATGTTGGAGTTCTTTGTTTCGATATTTCATCATATAACCATTATACTAAAAAGAAAGGGCTCTGTCAAGAGCCCCTTTGTTATTTACCTTTTTCTTGGAATCTTTCGGGAAAGTTTAACCTTTCCCATTCTTCGTCTGATACTGGCCACCAGTTATTCATCTTTAGACACCAAAGGAATTTTCTTAATAAGGTCTTGAGCTTTGACCATGTTAGACAACCAGATTTTTAACATACCGTTGGCCAACTCAGCGTTTTCAATTTCAATCTTATCAGCAATCTTGAATTCATGATTGAAACCACGATTAGCAATACCTTTGAAGAGGTATTGTGAAGTGTCTGTTTCATCTTCTTTGGCAGCGCCTTTAACGACCAACTTGTTACCTTCTAGGGTAACTTCAATATCAGTCTTAGCAAAACCGGCAACTGCCATTTCAATGACGTACTTGTTTTCTTTTACTTGTTTGATATTGTATGGTGGATATGCAACTGCTTTTTTTGCTGTTTTGGACAGGTCTTCAAATTGCTTGAAAACTTCATCGAAACCAATCATAAAAGGGTCGAACTTGTGGAAATCCATTGAAGGAAATAATTGAGTCATGCTTTTTCTCCTGTTAAAGCGAGTTTAAGAAATTGCGGCCTCAAAGAGCACCGCACCATAATTATACTATTATTTATACTACCTGTCAAGTATTTTGTGGTTTTTTACCAATATTATACTTGGGGGTTAATTGCCATTCAGCCTTCTCTTTATGAGAAAGAATCTTTACCTGTGATAGAAAGATAGGTGGTGGTGTTTCAGTTTGTGTTTTGTTCACAATCTTAATCAGGCCCCAATCTTCCAATAAATTTGCAATAGCATTTCTACGAGAAAGGTCATTCTCGGTAATGTCTGTTGGCTTGCCGTCTAAGGCAAATAGTTCTTTGAAATGTACTATGTAATATTGTCCACGCTTATGTAGAATATGGCAAGATTGAAATAGTGTTTTATCTTTTTTAGATGCTACACCAATCCGTGTTAGTGTTTCACGGACTTTTAGAAAATCATCTTGTTCTTGTAATGTTACTTCCACCAAATCCTTAACATCAATCATATCACCCGCCTTTGTCTGTTTTTCTTTTTATTTCAGCGATTTGTTCATCAGTAAGAATACGCAAGGCTTCTTTAGCCTTTTGATTGGAGTAACCAAAATATGTTTTAATGCAATCAATATTCTCATCGTTCTTGGACTTTTGCCACGGAGCGAACTTTCGTTTCATAGGTCTAATACTATTTAGAAGATACTGGTATTGCATGTCTTTGTCCGTAGATGGCCAAAGATTCATCTCATTGGCATACAACACACAATCAATGTGGTATGATAGAGAACGATTGACTATGAAAGGCGCATAGTCCTTGAAGTCAAGTTCATCATCTGGTTTCTTGGTGTGAAGAACCAGATTTACAAAGTCGAATGGTGTCATTTGAATTCACATTCAACCATAATTTCTGTGAGACAGGCAATCAGATTAATTTCGTGGTCAGCCACAAATGCTGCCTGATATTGATACTTGGCAAGAATAAGAACCAATTGAGGTACAGAATTGGCTTTCAATAGTTCATATAGACCATCATATAATTTACGGAAGATGCGTGTGGGATCATTATCCAAGTTCATCGTGACCCATTTACGAGCACCAGCAAAGTCTTTATCTTTGAGTGATTTGGTTAACTCACCAAGTTGAATATCTGAAACTGAGGCAAGAATACCTTTGTCAATGTTGCCAGATATACCATATCGTTGTAACTCATTAAGAATACGGCGATTATCAGGGAAATGTTTAGTAACAACGGCGACAATAACTTCTTTGTCATACGTGATATTCTCTTCTTTCAATATCCATTCTACACGTTTAAAGAATTGTGTGGCCATCTTGGCTTTAGAACCATTTGGCTTAACATCAATTACAGTACAACGGGAATGAATAGGATCGATAATCCGATTCTTAAAGTTACAGGTGAATATGAAAGAACAATTAGATGCAAATTCTTCAATACCTGCACGTAGTATAGCCTGTGCATTAGGCGTTAGATAGTCTGCTTCATCTAGAATGATAACCTTACGACCACCAGTCAAGGACATTGATGAAGCATAGTTTTTGATTTTAACACGAATGGTATCTACACCATTCTCATCAGAACCGTTAATGACAATGTAATCACAACCTACCTCTTCACACATAGCACGAGCAACAGTAGTCTTACCGACACCTGCTGAACCTGCTAGAAGCAAATTTGGAATCTCTTTACGATTTACAAATTCCTGAAAGGTTGCCTTGAGAGCCTCAGGAAGAATACAATCTTCAATAGTTTTAGGGCGATACTTTTCCACCCATAACATGTGTTCTGACATTCAAATTCTCCATAATATAATTAATTTTCATCATGCCATTTAAAGCCAAGAAGATGCTTGGCCATAAACCTGATGACGGCATTTGGTTTAGTGGGTCTATACACAAACATACCGTCTGTGATTTGCCATTTACCAACAGTTTTTTCATTAGATTTAACAACAAAAGTAGACAATGGTGGTCTACTCCATAATGTGCCGCTTATAGCACCAGTACCACCATTACTAACCAATAAACTTCCGGTATAAGGATAAGTAATTCCTTGTTTCTTTTTCCATTCTTCTTTCCATTGTTCACTTGGAGTAAAATCTAAGTCTAACGAAATTTGTTCCGTTAAAGGATAGAAGAATGATATCTCAAGTTGTTGCATTACTTTGTGTTACGATAAACAAATTTAGTATCACTAATACCAGTGCCATTTTTAATTTCTTCAATACGGTGTTGTAATACACTAATTGCAGTATTAAAATGTCCAGTGGCGCCTTCATTTGGTTTGTAGTAATATCGACTGAGTGTTTCGACTTCAGTCTCAAGCACAGCAATATATTCCTCACGGGTAATATCAAATATTTGCATCACTTCACCTCAACCATACTTTCGTATAAGGCTTCAAACTCTTTAGATTCAGCAACTTCTGTTTGGAAAGAATTCTTGTGTTGTGTTTTTGCCATACGCTTGAGAATCTTTTTAGGAATCTTTAGTTCATCATGTGCAATGTCCACAATATCTTTAATGGCAGCATTGTTACCATCATTCTTGTGCATATGAAGTACAACCTCATCAACATAACCTTTGAGTTTCTTCAGGTCATCTTCATCATAAGAACCGAATAATGTATTTACTTTAGTCATATTAAGCCTTAGAGTTATTGATTTCTGCTACGATAGCATAATCTTCTTCTTCACACACAATACTACCATTCACAAGATTCACACCTGTTTTGTCGGCATGTTCACCTTCTGGAATCTTAAATACTGCCACGACATGTGCCGGATTGATAGCAACACGATTCTTGGTAACAGCGTCAGTTACATAAAACATATTATTCTCCAAATTTAGATTCTTTGGCTTCGATTGCAATCCAATACTGCAAGTCGCCTTTTTCATTTACAAATGATGCTAGACCTTTTGATGATACTTGAACATCATATGTACCAGGAATCATCTTAAAGTTTTCAACTAGAAAGACAGCTTTATATACTTTATCGTTATCGGTTGTACCGATTTCAATTGTATTTGTGTGTGCTGAGTCATCTTTTGCATTGAAACATGTTACAGAGATTTTAGAACCATCAGATTCAAAAGCAATGTTAGGTGAACCTAAGACAGCAGCATTCTTCAACGCCTGTGCCAAATCTTCATCTTTTAATTTAAATGAACCATCAACAGATGGCAAAGTCAATTCTTTTTCTGGTGCCGAAACAATCATAGTCTTGGCAGTCATGCGATACTTGGTCTTAGAACGACCAGATTTAAATACTACATTATTGGAATCAAAATCCAATTCTGTGTCTTTACCCAAAGAATGTACCGATAAGAACTGATTCAAATCATAGATACAAAAGTCTTGTGGAAAGTCATCAGTCAAAGTTGCCTTGGCAAGGACAGTCTTTGTAGACGAGATGGTGGCAATCTTATTGCCTGTTTTGAACTCGATGCCAGAATTAATTCCAGCAAAGTTCTTTAACACATTAAGTGTTTCGTTAGATAGTTTCATTCACTTCTCCATTATTTAATTGTTCAAAGTCTATTATATCATGTTCATACAAAAACATCAAGCAGCACATTGCGTGGGCTAAGTGATGTATACCGGATTCGGGGTCAAGTTGTTCGCCCTTCTTCCATGCCCAAATATGCCGTTCCATTGCATCAAAGTATCTACGTTTTGCATCAGGTACTTTTTGCCAGTTGCCACGTTCATATTTCTGAGCGCCAAAGGTAAGTACTTTGACAGTCTCCTCTAATGCAAATGCTGGAAGTAAACCATATTCTAATTTACCGCCATCATACTTACGACCTGCGCCCATTACATTTCACCAACAAAGTTAGCAACAGCAGGCATATCTCCTTTAAAGTGATATGTACCAATGTGGTCAGTTTTCATCCAAGGACACAACCAAATCTCACCACCGATTTTACGCCACATCTGACAGAACATGTAGTCTTCCGAAAGATATCGGTCAGAACCACCACCAGTGATGGAATCTTTAGTATCAATAACTGTATCAAAGAAAGCCTGAATGTAACGTGAACCATCAAAGTTGGCTTGACCAACATGGTCAGGCTTGTAACGAATCATTGGATATGCTTCTTCCATTTTAGTAAATACATTACGTTCTACCAACATGAAACCTGTACCAATTTCTAGTACTTGTAAAGGTTCTGTTACAGTAAACTTTTCAGTACCTTTAACTGGATTAAAAACAAAGTCACCAGTCACTCTTTCAAGTGCTTGTGGTTCAATATCTGGATTCTTTTCCATTGCCTTTTTAACAGCACGCCACTTGATGGCTTTCTTAGGATAAGGACCACCAATGACATCTTTCTCTAATGCTAACAGAGCAATAACGTCTTGTGGATTAAAGTGAATGTCAGAATCCAAAAACAATAGATGTGTACAATCTGAACGATGAATGAACTCATCTACCAAATAATTTCTTGCTCTAGTAATCAAAGATTCATTGAAAAGAAATGAAAATTTAATTTTAACACCATACTGCATACACATAGCCTGTAAATCAAGACAAGCCTTGGCATACAAACCGTGATTCATACCACCGTACATTGGTGTGGCTACAAATATACTTTTCTTTTGTAGTTCTTCTTTTTTAACTGAAATTTCCATTTGCTCTCCAGAGAATAAAAAAAAGGGAGTACCACCAGTACGGTGGTCTCCCTAATAAGTGGTTAAGCTAAGCTGTAACCTGCTTTGAGTGCTGTACGCACCATAGCTTTAGTTGGCTTACCAAGGCGGTAAGAAGCAACTTTAACACCGTCAGCATTGTACTTGGTGTTAGTGTAGATAACGTGACCTTCTTGGCGAAGTTCGTCAATACGTGCAGACACGTTGCTGATGCCAAAACGGCGGCGAGCTTGCTCGACTGTGAAGGTGTTGTAACCTTCTGGTTTGCTCAAAGCATTCAACATACGTTGTTTTGCGGATAGTTTAGTCATATTAATCTCCTAATGACAAAGTTTCAAAGTCTTGTTTACACAAGTGTTCATATTATACTATTATATAGTACTTCTGTCAACCATTTCCATGGTATATTTTATTATCTGCCAACTTGTGGAAGATACTTTGCCTTGGTTTCTTCCCAAGACAAGTATATCAAGTCATCATAAAACAAAGATTCATAAGATACATTGTTCTTTTTCTTCAACATTGATATACGGCCTTTAGCATATTTGGTTTTCCAAATTTGTGTCAAGGATTCTTCACTGGTATCAAATGATTTAACCAGTTGTTCATCACCAATTTCCTTGCGGAGAAATTCGTTGGTGTTGTTATAGAGAGGTGAAAAATAGATGCCTCTCTGGTGTTCGGTACGGATAAGTTCTTTTGGTATACCCAACTTACCATACGCAAAATTAAGTGTTCTGTTTTTGTGGTCACGTTTCAATGGTAGACCTTTTGGATTCTTGGCTTCCCACCATTCAAAATATCTTTCGGTGTAGTTCTCTTTTACCCAATCGTAAACCATGTTGACAGTCTTGCGACTTGGTTCAAAAGCGACAGAGCCAGATGAGAAACCCATTTTGTTCCAATGTTCCAAACCATCATACTGAGATAGGCCATTGGACTTTGTATTACCATAAAGAGAAGTAGTAGTAACACCAACGAGTGTATTTCCATATCTTACTTTCCAATCATTTTGAACTGTATCTGATAAACATAATAAGGCAAGCAACTTGCCACCCATATAATTAAAACCTAGTGGTTGTAAAGGAACAATCGTAGAACCAATGGCAGTATGATTAATCATATTGCCTGTTGTTTTAATATCTCTTGGCCAACCAATCGCCTTATCTCTTGGCGTAAGGTCTAGAAAGTCAGATGAAATACAAATGACACCAAGATACTTTTCGGTCTGTCCATCAATGACTGTATAGAATAGATTACGACCGATATTAGAATTGTTCTTCATTGTAGAAGAAAAGGTACGAACAGTATTCCATGTTTCTGCCAAGTCACCATTGGATAACTGCATTACAGGTCTTAGTTTTTCATAATCATCAGGTGATTCTGGTTTCCAAAAGTTAGCTTTAACTTGTTCAATCAATTTAACCTGTTCAGGATTCACCAATTGAATATCTTGGCCAAAAAGTGTTGTGAGTTCCCGTGTAGGATACTTTTCATGTACTTCTAACCATTTCTGATAGAGAGTGTATTCACGTACATCCATTTTAGATGCGTATGTCAAATCATTAATTAATTTTGATTTGACTTCATCAGTATCTATATGTTCAAAACGTTCAGGTTCATTTTGTATTTGCCATAAACGCCATTGTTCATCAACGGAAGGTATTTCTTTTTTAGTTGCCATTAACTTGTTGTTTTGCTAGTTGTGCCATAACTTTAGGATTAAAATACTTACGGCGAATCTTGTTTAGTTTCTTCAAACCAAACTGAAATGCCAAAGGTTTTACACGACTAGTATACACTATCCCGTTCATATGGTCAAGCTCATGGAGAAAAACTCTTGCACTTATGCCATCAAAAGTTGCCTCTCTTTTCACACCTGTGAAATCCTGGTATTCAACTTTAATTATTTTTGGTCTGGTAACTCTCAACATCAATAATGGAAAAGTAAGACAACCTTCTTCCATGTGTGCTTCACCTTCCATTCCAATAACTTTTGGATTGAAACAAGCAATGTATTCTTCACCGGCACCCATCACAAATACACGATGTTCAAATCCACATTGATTGGCGGATAAACCAAGTCCATTATTTTTCTTACAAGTTTCAACAAGTGAAGAAGCAAAGTCATTTGGATTAATTCGTGCATTATCAAAATCAAATTCTGGTAATGCCATGTGTAATGCTGGATGTGTTGGGTCAACCAAATCAAATGTTTCAATGTCTGATTGTTTAATGCCTACTTGTTTCTCGGTATCATATAAAACTATATTGTCTGTACTCATTTTGCTATCCTACTAAAGTTGCCTTTTTTCTCAAACTTAATAACCGAACGGAACTTATCGAACAGTTGGTCGCCTTTGTGAGAAATAACAAACACATTTGTGTCTTGTCCCATCTCATGTATCAATTTTAAAAATTCTTCTGTACCAACTGTGTCAAGACTAGAATCAAATACCTCATCTAGTATCAACAGGTTTGTATTGGTAGAATTTTTCATCTTAGCAATCTGTCTCCATGTAAAAAGGAGTGCTAAGTCTATACGCATCTTTTCACCTTCAGAGAAATTGGCATAAGAGAATTCATCACGGTGTCTACTCTTAATAGTTTCTTCAAAGTTTTCATTGATGTTGAAGTTAACAAAGAAGTCCATGGCAGTCAGGTACTTGTTGATTAACTTATTCATGATAGGTAAGTATTGTTTAATGATTTTGGTTTTGATACCAGTATCTTTCAACAGAGAACCCGCAAACTCATAGTAATGTTTTTCGTTCATCAGTTCTTCATATGCCGTGTTGAATTCAAACATTTCAGCTTTTAGTTCAAGTAACTTTTGGTTGTCAGCTTGTGGACTATTAACCTTGACAGACAGTTCATCATATTGTTTATTTAACTTATCAATGTATGTGCTGATAGCTCTCACCGTGGCGTTATGTTCTGTTATTTGATTTTGGTGTTCAATGATGTGTTGAATAATCTTGGTAATATCCGACATTTCATTGGTAATATTCTCAAGTTCAGTTTCTACCTCAGTAAGACCGGTCTTCTGTGTATTCAGTTTATTGGTACGTTCTGTGACCTGTTGTTCTTTGAAATCCGGTTCAATAGATTGTTTACAAGTAGGACAGTTATCGTTGTGTTGGTAGAACTCAATATCTTTTTCGTTCTTCTTGATATTATTTTCAATCTTACCTTTGACCTGAAACAAACCTTTGGATTTCTTTTCTAGTTTTTCTTTCTTGTCACCAATCTTTGAGTTCAATACTTTAACATGTCTGTTAATTAACTCAATATCATTTTGTAATTTGTTATGTTGTTCTTTTGATTTACCTATTTCAGCCACTATCTTGGCAATTTCATCATCATTATGTTTTTTATGTTCTTCAATATTCTGTAATTGAAGTTTAATCTTTTCTTCCGTCAGAGAGATACCATACTTGGCTTTGGTAATATCTTCTTTAAACTCGGATAGTTTTTCTTTGACCACACCATTCATTGACGAAAAGATTTGAATATCAAGTAGGTCTTCGATAATAGTTCTACGGTCATTGGCAGATAACTGCATGAATGGAACAAATGATGCTGAACCAAGGATGACCACCTGCGTAAAGGACTTGTAGTTTAATTTGAGAATTTGTTTCTCTAGTACCTCTTGATAGTCTTTTGCAGCGGCATCCTGGTTCAGCAAAACATCATTAATATAAATTTCGAATGTATTCGGTTTAATACCACGGACAATTTTATATTGTTTCTGACCGATATTAAAGAATACTTCCACAACACAATCTTTTGTATTGATAGAGTTTACCAGTTGTGGTTTATTTATTTTACGAAATGGTTTACCAAATAAACCAAAACACAATGCATCCAAAATAGTGGATTTACCAGCACCATTCTGACCAATAATCAGAGTGTTCTGTGATTTGGTAAAATTAATTTCTGTATAGTGAGCACCAGTAGAAAGAAAATTCTTCCACCTAACTTTTTGGAATAATATCATGCTTGTTCAGTATTCAAAGCTTCAACGTAAAGTTCTTTAAGAATATTTTTTAATTTGGTGTTATCAATGTT